CTTTAACCCCTTGTGCGTTGGTGGCATCTGCGGCAGTTACAACCACTTCATCTTCTCTGCCGGTTATGAATATTTTTCCGGTGTCAGCCCCTATATCTATAGAAGCACCTCGTAAACTAATGTTGTTTGAGATTGTTGCTCCAAAGTTAAGAGCATTTATAGTTATTCTATTAGTAATGTCTTGTACAAAATCATCTGCTGATATAGTTAAAGTCGTAGGACATGAAATGTCACATGCAAAAAAAGTTCCATTCATTACCAAATTTCCATTAAATGTAGAATCTCCAATTACATCAAGAGCTTCGCAGTTAACACCCTGTGAAGTTAAAGTAGCGCAGTTAATTACCGATTTGTTGCTTATGGTAAGATGATTTAATTGTTGATCATCTTTTATTTGCAACCCAGCTGGACCCCTGTTAAAATTTATAAAAGTAGCCATTTTATATTAGAAAAAATGTTATTTTTAGTGAAATAACATTTGAATTGTAAAAAATTATAAGAAAAGACCATAGTTTAGCAGCCCGTTTCTAAGAGCATTTAAAGTATTCGCAATGTCCTGAACCTCAGCCTGGACATATGCTGCTGAGACCGCGCCAATAGCGGCCCCGCCGGAGACGGGGACGCCGCCGGTTCCAAGGGATCCACCAGCAAAGAAACGCAACCTCCCAGAGTTATTACCGTTAATTAACGTGGTGCCACCACTGCTCACCTGAATATTTATGTTTCCAGTTCCGCTACTCGTGTCTAGACCTATATTTCCGGCGTCGCTTGACAATGCTATACCAGTCGAACCCTCCGCTGATATCTCACCAGCTGATGCCGATATTTCTACATTAGCGTTGTTGCTGTTAATGGATGCAGTATCAAATGAACTAAGTTGTATAGTACTGTTATCCGATGATAAACTTACTTCTTGGTCTGCAGCCATTAAGAGTGCTCCAGCGTCAGATAGTAAGATTAGATTTTTATTTGCATTAACTGTTAAATCACCAAGATCGGATACGAGATTCATATTATCTTTAGAAAGTATGTTTAAGACACCTAAACATCTTATGCTACAAAGTTCGACGTCACCACCGACAACACGAAGAGCAGAGCAATTGATATTATCTGAAGCTGTCAAAGTAGTACAGTTAAGTGTCGCCGAATTAGCAACAGTTAAATGATTTAGAAAACGATCGCCCTGTGTTTGACGACCGTTCGCTGTTCCATGAAAAATTCCAAGAGTTGACATTTATATTAAGCTAAAGAAAAAACTTTTGGATTAATCTTGTGTCAAATATCCGCAATACGAACGACATATTCTAGTAATTTTTGCTTATTTCCCGCGTCCAATCGTGTATAAAATTTTAACATATTTCTTTCGCTTTTGTTAAATTTTTCAAACAAATGTTCTCCTAATTCTTCAAACACTTGAATAGACCTCGATAAGTCAAAATTTAATTCTAAAGTTATCAAACTATTCATAAAACTATGGTATTCCATTTATACTGTGTTTTTTATGCATTTATATCTATTTAGATGTAAATGTATTTAGCAAACTTACTTATTAGCTACAAAGTGAGGCTGAATCCTCTTTTGAAGCGAATAGTAGGTCAAAGGCTCATCCTTCAAAGACTTTGCATCCACTCCTAGAAGGGCAGATAACTTTTTGTCTGGAAGAATCTGGCGACGATCCTCAGGGTTTTGAAGATCCTTTTCACGAATGTAATTGCAAATGTACTTAGTTACATCTACACGAGACTTAAGCTCATCTGCATTCCATCCAGTAAACTTTGCCATATCTGCGCTAATGTTCACTGGCTTCATGAAACCTGAAGTAGTGTTCTTAGGGCGATTTGGATTCCTGCGCTTCTGCTTCATGACACGGGTAGTATCCTTCTGCAACTGCTTGAGGGACTTATTAAGAGACCTTAGAAACTTAACACCTCCGCGGCTCTTAGAATCGCTCGCTGAGCGAATATTCTCGATTTCACCATCTACAAGTGCGATGATATCCTCGAAAGAAGCAATTACACTATCACGGTCAACTGTTCGGCGCTTCTTGACAACCTTTTCGGTAGTTTCTACGACGGGAGCTGTGGTAGTGGTGCTCTTCTTATTCTTTTTGGTTTTCTTAACCTTTGGTGCTTCGACAACCTCTGCGGCTGCAACGTCCTCGACCACCTCCTCAACAGGAGTTTTCTTGGTCTTTTTCGACGTCTTTGTCTTCTTTTTAGAAGACTTATCCTTCGAAGTTTTCGATTTGGTTTTTCCAGTTTTTGTTTTGGTCGGCATTTTTCTATTTAGAAATCTATCTTTAAACCAATTGTTAAATTTTTCAGGTTAAACAACCTTAAAAAAAATAAATAAAATCTTTATATTTAGATAGATTTTTTGTATAAAGAAATGAGTAGTCTTGCAACTAACAAATTTAATTTAGAAACAGCACCAGAAGTGTTTGACATACCCAGTTTGATAGAAATTGCTCAAAGAAGAGTTCGATATTTAAATTTAGATGCAGAAACTCTTTGGAAAATTTTACCCGAACTAGTTTTACTTAACAATATGATAGGAATGAAGGAACTTAAATTAACACTATTTTACCAGATAGTTTATTATTTGCAGAATATGCATATGAAAGGTAATAACGAGTATTTACATGCAGTAATTACCGGTCCTCCTGGTACGGGTAAAACTTCAGTGGCGGAAATTATAGGCAACATCTACAAAAAAATGGGTATTTTATCTAGCCATGCAAAATTCACAGTAGCTAAAAGAGAAGATTTTATAGCTCCTTACCTTGGTCAAACAGCCATAAAAACCCGGATGCTATTAGAACAATGTGTGGGAGGAGTTTTATTTATTGACGAAGCGTATGCTTTGGGACCTGGACAAACAGATAAGGATAGCTTTTCAAAAGAAGCCATAGATACCTTAAACGCTTTTTTATCAGAACACAAGAGAGATTTTTGCTGTATTATTGCTGGTTACGAAGAAGATATCCAAAGATGCTTTTTCAAAGTAAATCAGGGTTTAGAAAGAAGATTTCAATGGGTTCACAGAATAAGTGAGTATAATAGCCACGAATTAGCACTAATAATGGAAAAAATGATTGAGGAAAATCAATGGGAAATTAATGCAACAACTGAAGAATTAGCAGCCTTTATCGAGGAAAATAAACAATACTTTAAAAACTTCGGGGGTGATATAGAAACATTTTTATCGAAATGTAAAATGTCTCACGCCAGACGTGTATTTTCTTTGGAAGATAGACACAGATTTGTATTGTTAATGGAAGATTTGCAACAAGCTAAATTGTTGTTGGAAAAAAATAGATTGATGGAGGAAGAAAATAAAAGTGCAGAAATTTTAGCTCATTTGTATATCTAAGATTAGGTTAAGAGTTTAAAATATATAAAAAATGCAGATAACATTGCTATTAATGTTTTTAATAACCGCATATGCCATGAAAACGCTGCCCGGCGGACTTTACAATAAAATAGAAGACCAAACGGTTGGGGAAAGTATTGAAAGATTTTTAAACGACAATGATCTACACAACTGTTATGCAAGAAGAATGGGGCAGAGATTTTTAGCTTTAAAATGTTGGAGTGATTTGGAAGGTTTAATGGATGTTAAAATTGAAACAAGTCCAACCAAAAGTTATCAAGTAACTTACATTTAGGTTTAAACATCTAAAAATTAATACAAAATGGCTGATCAAACGATTAGAATACTATCAATATTCAAAACCCAGTTTATCCAATTTTTGGACGAGCTAATTGCCCAATTTCCACAGGAACCGGATCTTGTGATTGTAAGAATATTTATGAAAGACCAAGTGCCAGTAGCCGACGTAATGTGTCATATTATTTGCGAAGTTTTACCCCATGAAAAAGCTATAAAGAATCGGGACGATGATTTTTTCTTGAAAAACAACGAATTATTCAAGGAACTAAATCCTGATACAGTTGTACATTTCAAACGTCTTTGGACTTCAAAAAATTTGGAAAAAGACGATAGGGATGCTATTTGGCGCTGGTTTGATGCTTTCATAATGTTAGCTAAAAAATATCAATCATGTATAGGTGCTAAAGTTATTACACGTAATGCAGCTGGTGGATATAATATGCAATAATTTATTTGATAATTTAATTCATAGGAGATTTAAATTAAAATTCGGGGATAACAAAACTATCCGTAACATGTATTAATGCGTTAGCAACAATCAAATCCGGTCTCACGACTGTACTGGTATTGTTTAACATCAATCTTTGATTACAATAATTGGTGTAAATAACTTGTCCTCTTATTCTTGTGTCTAATTTCATAGAAGAACTGCTAGTAAGCTCTGTGTATTTAATAAGCCGGGGCAAGCAATTATAAGAAATAACTTGTCTGGCCTGATGTTTTTCCATATTCAAAAAAGTATTCATGGGAAACTTTTGTAGAAGCATTTTATCGTCTGGAACAAAAACCGTTACATCTGCTTGTATTTCATTAAATATTTGATCCATTTGAGCTGTTCTAACCAAATGCAAAAAAACTTTGTGGTTATCAGCTTCGTTTAAGTAATCAAGTAAAGATCCCGGGTTGATCGGCACTCCTTGTGAATTCCCCGGAGGTGCTATTTTGCTGTAAGTATACGTTAAGTCAAGACCTGGTATTACTGGTGAAAAGTATGCCATTTTAATTAAATGATAAATTTTTTAATTGATAATAAATGGACCGGGATAATTTATCACTAAATCAAATTTACGGACCTGGTTTAGGTAATAAATCAGGTATATTTGCTTGGCCAATTGCAGCATGCTCCGGAAAAGTAGAAAACCAAAGATTTGTTTCCTTGTCATCAGAAGAAGCTAAAAAAGTTTTAAGCCGATATAATTCGGCAAAAAGAAACTTGAAGAATAATCGAATAAAAGAATTTTACCAAACACAAAACCTTTTCCCAGGAAATTTAGGAATAATAATTTTGATTTTTTTGAGTTCTTTATTTGCGATTTATGTTACTTATCAAAATGAAAATCTATACTAAATTATTACTAGCAAATGGAAGAAACCAAAATTCTAAAGGTTCGGGTTTCTATGAAACCGTGTAATTTAGACCAAGAACCTAGAAAGTATATCCTCAAAAAATTAAAAGAAATGAAGGAAACCTTGACTTCTAATTTAGCAGGACATGTGATAGATATTTTAGACATCATTTCTTATTCCAATAAAATATCTGATGTAACGGAAGACATTATTTGGACGGTTGTCTACAAGGCGCTGGTTTTTAGACCAAAGAAAGATCAAAAATTAAAAGTCACGGTAACAATGGTCTTGGCTTCTGGGATACTGTGTAATTTTTATGGTATTAAAATTTGGGTGCCAAGTCATTTGACAAATGGATATAAGTTTGGTAGTAATGTTTTTAGAAAAGATGATGATGTGATTAAAGTTTCTGATACCATAAAAATTATTATTTCCGTAGTGAGATATGATAAAAAAGCCTTTTCGTGTATTGCCAGATTAGAATAAAAGATTTTGTATACTATTCTATACAAAATAAGTTATAGAAGAATTTCCTTTTGTTAAAAATGTGCGGAATATTCTTTGTTCAATCAAAAAACGGATTAGAAAATGTACACGAGGACGGGATGAAAGGTGTTTTGGATAATTTTTATAGTTTTCAATCGAGAGGTCCTGATAGAAGCAAGCATAAAAGACAACTTTTAAATGAAGAAAAATCTACTGAAAGATTTATAGGGTTTCACAGGCTTGCTATTAATGGAATTTCAGAAGAAGGGGATCAGCCAATTACCTTACAAGACGCGGAAAACGAAGTAAACATGATTTGCAATGGTGAAATTTATAACTACAAGCAATTAGCTGAAGAATATGACATTTCTTTGTCAGAAGGATGTAGTGACTGTGCAATTATTCCAAGTTTATTTTTAAAGATAGGCATAGTAGAAACGATTTCTAAATTAGACGGGGTATTTGCGTTTGTTTTAACTCACAGTGACAAAATTTATATCGGTCGAGATGCTATCGGAGTTCGACCCTTGTTTATAAGAAAAGATTCTTTGAATTTAGTGGTTAGTTCGATAGCTAAAGGGTGCGAAGGATTTAAAATTGAGGGAGAAACCCAACAAGTCCCACCTGGAACTCTAACTGTTTTTAACGAATCAAATACACTCGGGCAAAACTTTTCTCAGACAAAATGGTGGAAATTGTCAAATCCACATTTAAATTCCATTCAAATAAATCCTACCTCCGAAGTTAGAAAATTGCTGATTGAGGCTACAGAAAAACGCTTGATGAGCGAAAGACCAGTTGGCTGCTTGCTTTCTGGAGGATTAGATAGCAGTGTTATTGCTGCTATACTAGCCAAACGCGTAGAAAACCTTAAAACTTTTTCTATAGGATTTTCCTCTGATTCTACAGATCTTAAATATGCAAGGTTAGTAGCTAATCATTTAAATACTGATCACTCAGAAATAATTATTCCCTATGAAAAAGCATTGTCAGCTATTCCAGAAGTAATTAAAGCAACTGAAACAACCGATATTACAACGATAAGAGCCAGCGTTGGTATGTATTTACTTAGCGAGTGGATCAAGCAAAACACCGACATAACAGTTCTTTATTCAGGGGAAGGTTCAGATGAGTTATTTTGCGGATATCTGTATTTTCATAACGCTCCGGATAACAAAACCTTAGAGCAGGAATCCAAACGCTTAGTCAACGAACTTCATCTTTACGATGTTTTGAGAGCTGACAGAACCACAGCTGTACACGGTTTAGAGCTAAGAGTACCTTTCCTGGATAAAAAGGTTGTGCAATTTGCAATGTCACTTGTAGGAGAAGTCAGAACTCCTAAAAACGTCAAAAATATGGAAAAAATTTTTCTAAGGCAAGCATTTTCGGATATGTTACCGGAAAAAGTTGTTTGGAGACGCAAAGAAGGGTTTAGCGACGGTGTTAGTAATCTAGAAAAGCCATGGTATAAGCATATTCAGGAAAGTTTGCCAGAAGAAAAAGAGGTTTCGGATGTTAGGAAAGAAGAAAAATTTTACAGACAAATATTTGATGAAAATTTTAAAGATATCAGAAATCCCGTTCCCAAAAATTGGATGCCAAAATGGACAAATACAGATGATCCTTCAGGTAGAGTTATCGAGGCGTTCGATGAAAGTTAATTTTAAATTCAATGAATTTAAAACTATTTTCGCCTTTTTCTATTATTATTTTTTCCTTTGCCATTTCTTTTGTTGTATTTTTTCTTTGGCTTGGCGTTATTAGGCTTATTGGACTTGCGTTTATTATCCGTGGGCTGTGTAGTTTTTTGAGTTTTGGTTTCGCTTTCAGAATTAGACCTTGAGTCTGTCCAACCAGCAACTTTTTTGCTCTTTTTATTATTTTTACGATGATCATGTTTCTGCCCAGCTGGAGCGTATTTAATTTCAATTGCTCCAACTGGTGGATTTTCAGACAAGTCACCAAAGGTTTTACGCAGCGATTTAGTCTCTAAAATTTCTGTTTTTCCTTTTTTACCCATTTTTTCTTTTTTAGTGTATTGCCAATGAGTTTTATTGTCTTTGTAGGTATGTATTAACATATTACCTTGCTTTGAACGGTCAAAACATACAATTTCTTCGTCTTTTACGGGTAATTTTTCTCCATAAAAGCATACACCCCTCCATTTGTAACATTTATTGTTACTCATGTTTGATAAATTTTTCTTCATATAGTCAGGTAGAGTATCAACTGCTTTAAAAAATTTACCAGCGTAAATTTTTGGCTCTTTTTTCTGCCAGTTAACCGATCGTCTTTCTTGACGTTGTTTTTTGTAAGTTTGATCCTTCTTTTTTTGATCTGTGATACATCTTTTTGCCTTAGCGCTGTTTTTGAGTTTTTCCTGTTCATAGTGTTTGCGAGAATTTTCTCTCATTTCTTCATTGAATTTATCGATAAACGGCGTAGGATCGTTCTTGAATCGAATAAGTTCTTCTTTTGAAGTTTTGAGATTTTTATTTACCTCCTCCAATTTGTTTTTCGCTTTATTAATCATGAAATCTGCGTTAGGCGCTGTCGTCGACAAGGATCTAAGAATTTTTTCTTGTCTTTTCTTTTGAGATTCTAATAGCGAAATTTTTTCGCATATTCTGTTTTGAATAACGATTCTTGTGCGTTTATCCATTTCTTATTATAAGTGTGTTAAAATATTAAATCACTTTGTATAAATGGAAGGTCTTTCCGCCAAATTACAAGAAATTATAGAAAGTCGACCTTTGAAAACTCTCGTAGATACTGAAGATACAAAATCAAACACGGAATGGAGAGACAGCATTTTTGTACATTATGTGTCAAATGATATACCAAGAGTTTTTGATGGTAGAATAGTTTGGAAAAATTATTTGTCCAAAATCGGAAATCAAGGTAAATGCGGAAGTTGCTGGGCATGGGCATCGTCTTCTGCGTTAGCTGACAGATTTGCAATTATGTCACAAGGTAAAATTAAAATTTCACTGTCACCTTTATATTTACTTGTTTGTGATATACAAAGCATTTTAAGTTCGCCAAGTGATGCAACTATTTTTGATATAAGCAGTATTCCAGGAAATTCAAATGAAAATCAATTAACACTATTACTATCGAAAGGAATCGGAAAGGTTGGATGTCATGGAAACACATTATTAGATGTTTGGAAATGGTTATATCTACGTGGAACGTCTACAGACGAATGTTTATCTTATATAAGTAAAAAAGGAGATGAGTTTATAAGTATTACAAATTATCAAGAAGATAATCAATTACCTTTGTGTACGCAAGTTTCTGGCCCATCAGCTGATATGTGCGGTGATTTTTACATAGAACAAAATACAGGTTTGCAACTTGGCAATCCAGCGAGATTTTTTAGAGCGATATGTTATTACACAATACCAGGAACAGTTGATCAAATGGGTTCTCAGCTAAATATAATGTCAGAAATATTATGCAATGGCCCGGTTACAACTGGTATGAGGGTTTACCCTGATTTTTATGATTTTGACGCAAAAAACGATGTTTATAGTGCGCAAGAAGGACAGCAACGTGTAGGAGGACATGCTATCAAAATAGTTGGGTGGGGTGAAACATCTGAAAAAGAAAAATATTGGATAATAGCCAATTCTTGGGGCACAAATTGGGGTAGAGATGGATATTTTTACATGAAAAGAGGTGTTGACATGTGTGGTATTGAGTCTAATGTGTCTTGTGGTATTCCTGACATGTTTTATCCATCAGGAGCTATATTCCCACCGCAGATAAATAGATATATTTCGGTTATTCCAGATGAAGATGCCATGATAAGATTAAAAATAGATTATGGAGCAGTAGAGTCTTTTGTGGCGGGTGGAATTGATCCAAGGATCGGATATTATCGCAGAGCTCTTTATGCTTACACTGGGTACCCCTGGAAGCATTTAAATACCATGAACGATGTAATGAAAATGCTTACAAATCCTAGATATGCTTATCAAAATCGTTCTTCTACGATAGAAAATTTTGCGATAAGATTCGAGAAAATGAAGCCGGAAGAAATTTTCATCGTAATATGGCTTTTTTTGGTTTTTATTTGTATCTTTATAATGTGTTTAAATTCAGCAAATTCAAAGTCAAACTAGTATAAATTTAATATTCAAAAACGTATTAAATTTTCTCGTCTGTAACAGACAAAGCTCTAAAATGCTTCTAAGTATCTTTAAAAAATACTAACAAACAAAAACATTTGAATTAAAAAAATTCTTTGAAAAAAAGTTGGTCCACGATTTCTAGATTTTAAAGATATTTACAAATAGTTTAATCGTCTCAGAAAAAAGATCGTTTCGTCTGTAACAGACAAAGCTCTATTTGTTTTTTTATAACTATTATTACGACTTTCTGAGTTTTTACTACACTTACATATAATCTACATGCAAAATGCAAATACCGAGCCCAAGTTAAAATTTTCTCGTCTGTAACAGACAGATCAGTAAAATATCTCTAGATATGTTGTAAGCAAAGAAAACATCTAAAACATTTGATTTAGAAAAAATCATCTCAAAAAAGTTGGTCCCTGTGAAATGAATTCTCATGATATTTAGATGATGTATAAAAGCCTTGGTTTTAAGATCGTTTCGTCTGTAACAGACAGACTAGTAAATTGTGTATCGTTTTTGTAAATTAAACTTTACAATTATTAGTTGTTTTTTATAACCTTTATAGGTTATAAAAATTTACTCGAAGCTTACTTCTCGCCTTCCTAAATCTTTTTTAATTCTGTCTAATGAATACTGACATCGGTGTGTAAACAAAAATTTTCCTAATTCCTCCCATACTGGCTCTGAACAAAAAGGAGGTTCTGGTATTTCATAATCAAATGTTGTGAATAGCTCTCGAACACGTAAATGATTCAAACAAGTTTTATCGTATTTCTCAGGCAAGTTATCGATACTTTCGTACTCTTGCAAAAGTTTAAATGAATTGACAGGACCTACTTTACGAATATTGGTGTTATAATCTGTACCACACATAATGCATAAATCTCTAAAAGTTTCCAGAGAAAATCCAGTGCTTTCTAAAATACCTTCTAGAGATAACGAAATACATTTACCCGTAGTTGTATCAATTTTATGAAGTAAAAACGGTGATCCGTAAGCAATTACATCTGTGTCATCGGACATTACAGCGTCCACTTTTCCTGTAAGTGACATAAAAGCGCACAAGGTTTCTGCTTCTGTTTCAGAAGTACAAAAGGGGACACCAAGTAAAGTCAGCAATGTTTGACTGTTTACTATGTCTTCTGCCGATAAAGAGACCACTTGATTTTTTAGACGCTCCAGATATCTTTCTAGATAAAATTTATCGATAGCTTTTTCTTTTCCCATTAGTCTCTTTACTTTAGTGGGACTTTTCTTTCTCCGAGCAGTTATATCTAACAAAATTTGTTCGACTTCACCTGTTCTTGTATACAAATTTAATGCGTATTCTACCGCTGCTACTTTTTCACGTAATTTTTCTTTTTCACCAGCTCTTCTTTCTTTCTCTGCTATTTTTTCATCAGGAGGCTTCCCGTCGTAAACAAAAAAACAATGAACTTCATTTCTACGAAGACACATAATCAAATTTAACAATGCGCTCAACCATCGATCACCAGCAGCTGCTTTATATTTATACAAAAACAAACTAGCGTCGACAGCAACTTTGCGAAAACTATATTCAGAGAGGGAAATTTCTCTATATGCTTCTGCTGCTTGTTTTTTAAGCAATTTATGCAAACTTTTTATACCCATGTTTGACTTTAAAAATAGATCTTAAAATTTTCAATTTACAATAAATGGAAATACAAGTAAAAGAAAATAATAAAAGTTATACATCCCCAGTAAAGAAAACTATTCGGGAATGTTTTGTGTGCAAAGAAGATAGCGTTTTACTTTTTCCAGATAGAAGTATAGATTGCATGCTTTTGTATCCAGTTTGTAATCGTTGTTTAAACAGTTTTTTGATTATATATCCAAACATATTAAGAAAGATAAGAAACAGAGAAATTAATGGTAACTTAGATAAACAATGATACGTCGGAATAGATTGTTAGATGCTCAATTTGAAGTAAGGGAGTTGGAAAGATTGTTGTTAGAAGCCAGGTTAAGACAAAGAAAAATAGCAAAAGAGGTGGGACATCAAGGATGGGTGGATTGGATTTTTGAATTTTTAGGGTTTTAATTGTCATTGCAATTAAAATCCGCTTGTCTAAAGAATTAAAACTTTTAAAAAATGAGCTGGGCAGATAAAGCAAAGGCTAACAACACTTCGGAAACGGAGAAACAAAAAGAAAAAGATACAGAAACTCTTAAAATTGTTCCTCGAAAAAGGAGAATCCCGGATACCCGAGTGAGAACAAATTTAATTTGTATTGATAGTTTTACCGATTTCGATACATGGGATGAACAATATTTTCATCATTTATGTGATTTATGGGAGATGTTAAAATTTATTGCCAAAGATCATCATTTAAATTTAGAAACATCAGACGATGATATGTTCCAAGAATTTAGACATTTTATATATACGAAGTCATCTAAATATGTAACGTTTTCAAGAAATGAGCGACAGCGAAACTTCTGATTCTGAAGAAATATTTACCGAACCTGAGATTAATTACGAACAAATGGTGATTGAAACCGGGGTAGAATGGGCTATGGAATTTGATAATTATTGTCATGATAAATGTTTGCTAATTGGTGAAAAAATGATGTTCAATGACGCAATTAATTTTATGAAGTTTTTGTTTATGAAACCTTCTTAATATGTTTAATTATATTAAGAAATTACTTATCCTCAGCATTTTCGTCTTCATTATCTTTATCTTCATCTACATCTTCATTTCTTGGAGATATTTCTCCAGGGGATTTCGAATCTTCTGCAACTTCTTCTATTTCTGCATCTACGTTTTCCGGAGATTCTTCCAGATCTTGTAACTCATCAGCGATATCAGCATCACTTATTTCGCTATTGTTTTCCGATGATTCTACTACATTAACAGACTCCATTGGATCATCACCGCCCATGCCAGCTACCATCATACTGCTCATCATCGGGGCGATCATATTCATAACGCTAGCTAAAGGATTTTCAGGTTTAGGTTTAGAAACGTTAGGCTCGTTGACAGCTTGTTGTACCCGCGGGGTTTGTGGGACTTCTTGTACCATTTGAACTTTGTGACTAATGTTATTTCTAACCTGAGGTGGCATAATTTTAACTATCTCTTGTAAAACGGCATCTAAAATCTTAATTTTTTGATTTTGCTCTTGAATTATTTTTTCAAGCTCTTGTACTTTACTCGAAGTCGAAGAAGTTTTCATTTGGAAGTAAACAAACATTCCTACTAAAACTACTATCTCTCCGACTATATGGAAAATTTGTGCTTTTTCGAGAGGCATTTTAGTAGTGACCTTGATTGTTTAAACGACTATATTAAAAAACTGAGACAAAATTCCAACCTAAATCAGAAAACAAATGACGGCAAATTTCATCGTGATAAGTTTTTCTTTCAACGGTTTTTAGAATATTAAACTCTGATATATCACACGGGTGGCCGTGCTTTTTGAGTAATTGATACAAAACGTATTGATTATTGATGAAATTTTTACGACCAGCACCAATTAACATTTTAGTGTTGTTATTTTTGTATAATTTTTCGTAAGTTTCCACTAATTGATCAAAATCATTTAATATATCTTGTTCTAAATGCGAAATGTCAGGGGGTTTAACCCCCGTTAAGTTGTGGTGAATTAGCACAGCATCTTCGTAGTGTTTTGAGTTTTTTGTTTCCTTTAAAAACAGCAATATATGTTCTTTTGTGATTTTGGAAAATTTGGTTTTTGGGTCACTGCTTGATAACAGTAAACCATGCTGACTAAATTCATGGATTAATTCATCGTATACTTTTTGTGGTATAGTACTATTTTGCTTGCCTTGATACTGATTCATACAATCTCTGAAATGTATACGTTTATCGTAAGTATATTTACTGCCAACATTTACTCTTTCGGCGTCTTTGTAACTACTAGAACTAGCTTTCATGACGGTTTCATCGCCACAGTTAACACAAATGATAAAACCCTCACTTTCTAATAACAAATCACTACCACATTTTTCGCAAATTTTTGATTCAACAGCTTTCTCGTTAACTATTCCAATATTTGGAATAAATTTTTGAGCTATTTTTAGGTATTTAGAAATTAAGGGAGTTTTTTCGTCTTCTTGTATTTCTTCTACACCCATGAATGATACTTTTTTTGGCTTGCGTAATATTTTTGTGTATTCTTGTAAAATTTCAGCTGTTTCCATGATGTAAAAATCTTCCGATTTCCGAGAAATAATTTCTTCAATTTTTTTCCGTAAAAATTCTTTTTCGTTTTTCAAATTTTTGTGCGTGCTATTTTGAAGATTTAGGGGTATGGCTTTTTCTATGGCTGTATATCTTTCTTTGTAAATTTCTAATTTTGCCCGCTCTTCTTCAAAATTTTTCATGACATTTTCATGAATTGACAATATGTCTATCTCTGTATTAGCCATTTTCAATTACAAATGTGTGTTTAAGTCGTATGGCTTCTATAGATATGTTATTGCAATAAAATTTAAAAATATTTTCTAGCTATACATAAAATGTCTACTAACATCTGTACGTCAAATCTTACATCCGGTTTCATCGATCTTGCTACTTACGATGAACAAGAGAAATATATGTATGGTGGTCGTTTCGCGACCGCATACTTTGTGCGTGAGACCCGCAAGTCCACGTGGTTTACTCAGGTCCCTGTTGTCCTAAGTAAGTGCAGTGGCGCTCCTGCTTTCGGCAGTGAGTGGTCCGTGCAAATTTCCCGCGCCGGTGATTACCTGCTACAGACCTGGCTTCGCGTGGAACTTCCCGAAGTATGCATCACCAACAACCAAGCCAACGGTGGTCTTGGTGCCGCAGCTACCTTCATTGGATGTGTTGCAGTTCGCTGGACTCGCAACATTGGTCACGCTCTTATCCGCGAGGCTTGCCTTACATTTAATGATCTTGTCGCTGCTCGCTTCGACAACTACCACTTGGACTTCTGGGCGGCCTTCACCACCCCGGCTTCCAAGCAGACCGGTTACAATAACATGATCGGTAACGTCGGTCAGTTGATCGGTATGGGTAACGTGCACTCGCTCCCAGCAGCTGTGCTTAACGTGCCTCTTCCGTTCTTCTACACTCGTGACAGTGGTGTGGCTCTGCCAACTGCAGCGCTTCCGTACAACGACATGCGCATTCAGTTTCAGTTCCGCAATCTTGGCGAGCTGCTTATCGCTGATTGGTGCCAGCAGGGTTCGGTCGCCGCCACCCCTGTCAATGTGTCCACCGGTACCGCATTCTGGGTCACCCTTGGTCAGCAGAGCTCCATCTGCCTTGATCAGTCTACGATCAACCAGCTTCCAGCTGTTGGTGGAGCCCAGGATAGCGCTTCTGGTATTATCACCCCCGATGTCGCTACTGGTGCCTGGGCCTTCTGCAACGGAGAGCCTAAGCTTGGTGCTGTCAACGTGTGGGCTAACTACGCCATTGTGTCCAACGATGAGCGTAAGCGCATGGCATGCGCCCCTCGTGATATCCTCATCGAGCAGGTGCAGACCGCTCCTCCGTGTGGTTTCAACCCGCGCAACGTCAACACCCCAGAGCAGTACGATGTTCGCTTTTCGCATGCGATCAAGTGCCTGTTCTTCGCGGTGCGCAACAAGACGCTTCCTTGCGAGCACTCCAACTACACGACCTCGCCTGCCCAGGCAGTCCTTGGATGTGTTGCCCAGGGTAACCTTAACGGTGCTGGTGGTACGATCCTTAACACTGCTAGTTCTTTCGATCCGGTTGCAGCTGCTTCTCTTCTTTACGAGAACACTTACCGTCTTGCTAACATGGGTTCGGACTACTACTCTTTGGTTGAGCCTTACTACAAGGCCCCTACCATCCCTGAGCGCACGGGTTACCACATGTACTCCTACTCTCTGGACTTCTTCAACCTTGACCCGATGGGATCTACCAACTACGGTAAGCTGACCAACGTGTCTCTGTACATCAACCCGTCGCAGGCGGCTGTGGACGCAGCATCTGCTGCCACGTTGCTTGTTCCACAGGCAGCTCAGTTCGCCGCTGCTTTTGCCAACGCGGCCGCATTCGACCCAACGGTTTACTGCGTCAACGGTTTTGCATACCGCTCGGCATGTAACTCGTCAGTCAACGGTACCAATGTGGGCGGTCTGGGTGCCGCGACGGTCAACAACTATGCGATCTACTGCGCTCAGCAGTCCTTCGAGTTTGTTGTGACCGCGGTGAACAACAACATCGTGCGCATTAGCGGTGGTGCTCTTGGTTTCCCTGTCCTCTAAATTTCCCATGTTTTCAGG